GTATGCTAACTACTGCTGCTCAAGTGCAGTTGATGGAGAAGATTGTCGGTAAGACTCGTGGCACACAGATGCACAAGACGGGTGAAACATCGGCTATGCCAGCGTTCACGGAGGAAGATTTCCGTCGAGCGGTACAGTCAGATCGCTACTACAGCGACCCTGCTTACCGAGCGGAAGTCCAAAAGAAAGCCCAAGCCATTTTGCCTGGGTAATCTAAGCCGCCCTTCGGGGCGGTTTTTATTTGCATATTCAAATCTTTTTGATACTATTACCGTGTACATCTCGATGTACCTCACATATACCATCGCTACCTAAGCCTTTATGGATTAGCCCGATTGGAGTGATCGCTTTAATGATTCACCCCTCTCAGGCTACTGAATCAGAAGAAGCAAGAAACTGATTTAATTTTTGAACCATAAAGGAGACATCTAATGTCTAAGTATCTATCTTCGGTAGCAGTTACCGAATTCGATAGTATGGTCAAGCACGCCTATCAGTCAGCAGGTAAGCTGCGTGGTGCAGTAACCTTGCGTTCTGGTGTGGTTGGCGATACTTACAAGTTCCGTAAAATGGGTAAAGGTTTGGCGAACCAAAAGGCTTCGCAAGCAGACGTTACCCCTATGGATATCTCTCACAGCCTCGTAACTTGTACGTTGGAAAACTGGAATGCTCCAGAGTACACCGACATTTTCGACGCAGCAGAAGTAAACTTTGACGAGAAGTCAGAGTTGGCATCTGTAATCGCAATGGCTCTTGGTCGTCGTGAAGATCAGTTAGTAATTGACGCTCTTACAGCAGCGACTTCTACTCACACTGCAATCACTGCGACTTCTGGCTTTGACGTTGCAACCATCCGTGAAGCGGGTGCAGCACTTGACGGTGTTGGCGCTCCTATGGAAGGTCGTTACATCGCGTTCAACAAGACTCAAAAGCAACAGTTGTTGGGTACTACTCAAGCAACTTCATCTGACTACATGAACGTAAAAGCATTGGTATCTGGCGATATCGATACTTTCTACGGCTTCAAGTTCATCTTGGTTGATGACCGTGTAGAAGGTGGCTTGCCAGGTGGCGGTACTTCTACTGCTGACGCATTCGCTTTCCACCGTGACTCTTTGGGCATGGCTGTTGGTATCGATCCTAAGACCGAAATCAACTACATCGCACAAAAGACCTCTTGGTTGGTAAACGGCGTAATGAAAGCTGGTGCTTGTGTTCGTGACGTAGATGGCTTCGTGAAGCTAATCTCTGACGATACTGCATAAGGAGAATTATCATGGCATTTGCATCAGGTACTTTGCAGCGCATTGGCACTGCTAACTCTGACGGTGGCACTGTATGGATGTACAAAGAAGCTGAGACTTTGGCGAACATTCGTGCATCAGGCTACTTCAACAACGCTGTAGATTACGGCATGGTTGCTGGCGACATCGTAATGATCATGGGATCAGACGGTTTCGGCTTCAGCCAGATCGCAGTATCAGGCTCTACCTACTCTGTAGGTGAAGGCTTGACTTCAGCGTAATAAGTTCCCCGTGAACGGGGAGGCATCCTTCGGGTATAAGTCCTCCCCACCTTCAATGAGGTCGCCTAATGGCTACATCCATAGATATTTGTTCTAACGCATTTATTAGACTCGGCGCACCGCCGATTTCGTCGTTTAACGAGGGTGGAGCGCAAGGTCAAGCGGCATCAAACTTATATGAGCCTACCGTTCGCGCAATGCTCTCTGAGCATCGTTGGCGCTTTGCCAATGCTAAACGTACGTTAGCTCGACTGACTGCATCTCCTCTCAATGATTGGAAGTATGCGTTTCAGTTACCTTCAGATTTACTTGTTCTCTATCATGCAATCCCTAATGTGGATTATCAGGTATATGAGGACAAGATCTTCGCAGACGTAGAGTCAATCGATATTGATTACACAATGCGAGCAAACGAGTCATTATTCCCTGCTTACTTCCAGTTAGCGCTTGAGTACAAGCTAGCTTCTGAGTTCGCACTTCTCGTAACATCTAATCGCTCTCTAGCTGAGACTTACGAGTTAAAGGCTAATGAGCAAATGAAGAAAGCTCGCTTTGCAGACGCTCAACAGAGTCCGTCTGTCGCTGTACAATCTCTTGCCTATACGGATGTGCGTTCGTGAGTAAGCAGTTTAAGGTCCAATCTGCGTTCAATTCAGGCGTTTTAGATGCTCGATTGCTTGCGCGTATTGATACCAAACAATACTTCAACGGTATGCAGCAGGGCGATAACGTCCTTTGTTTGCCTCAAGGTGGCGTAAAACGTCGTCCTGGCATGGAGTTTGTTGACGATGCGGGTGAACAATCACGCGTTATTTCGTTTATCTTCTCGAACACTCAGGCTTATCTTTTAGTATTCCGCAACAATGCGATAGATGTTTACTACGATGACGAGAAGAAAACTACAGTAACCACAACTTATACTACGGCTGAGCTGAATGATATTCAGTTCACCCAATCAGGTGACACAATGATTCTCTGTCATGAGGATCACGCTCCTGCATTACTCCAAAGAACAGGCTCACATACCTCCTGGAGCCTTTCTGACCTGACATTTGACTACATCCCTCAGTATGACTTTAACGATGGATCTAGCCCTTCTCCTACTAGCGAAGTGCAAGACATCACATTCAACTCATTTACTGCGGGTCAAGACTTTAAAATCACTGTCGGCGGTGTAGATACAGAGGACATCTCGTATTCATCAAACACTGGCACTACAGCTAACAGTATTGCGACAGCGATTAACAATCTGTCGAACATTGTTTACGGTGACCTTTCTGTCTCTCACACAAGCGGTACAACCTATCGTATTACTCTCTCAGGCTCTAACGCTAAGAACTGGGACGAGATTACAGGTCGAGCTACATCAGGCTCTACAACGGCTAATATCACCGTATCTACCGTAACTAATGGCTCTCCTCGTACAGAGGACGCATGGTCATCTACTCGTGGCTATCCTCGCACTGTTATCTTCCACGAGGCACGTCTGTGGTTCGGTGGCTCTAAATCCTTGCCAATCACTGTGTGGGGTTCTCGTGTTAATGAGTTCTTCAACTTTGACTTGGGTAAACAGCGTGACGACCAGGCAATCGATGTAACTCTTGATGTAGACCAGTATGACGAGATCACTGCGATCTTCTCAAACCGTCACCTACAGATCTTCACAGCATCAGCGGAATACTACATTTCAGTATCCCCGATTACCCCTGAGTCTATCGCTATCAAGCGTCAGTCAGGCTTTGGTGCTAAGAATATTCGCCCAAAGGTAATTGACGGTGCAACCATCTATGTACAGCGTACAGGTCGCTCTCTCCGTGAGTTCGTGTTTGAATTTGCTGAGGACGCGTACATTTCCAACACAGCATCATTGTTAGCCCCAGAACTTATTAAGTCTCCTGTGGATATGGCTGTATCTGTGGGTACAACTAACGAAGATGCGAACTACGTTTATCTGGTAAACGATGACGGCACAATGGGGGTATTTAATACTCTCCGCTCTCAAAGCGTAGCTGGCTGGTCTTTGTGGAAAACAGAAGGCGAGATCCAAAGCGTCACCCGTGTTGTTGATGATCTTTATTTCTCAGTAAAGCGTACGATTAATGGTAATACTGAGTATTACATTGAGAAGGCGAATTCTGACGCATACATGGACTCATCGGTTCTCTATACCTCACCTGCTACCGATACACTTACTGGCTTGGGTCATTTAGATGGCGAGGAATGCCGAGTTCGTGCTGACGAATCAGTAATGAACAATCAGACTCCTGCAAGCGGCTCTATTACGATTGAGCGTACAGCAGCTAATTCTGCTGAGGTTGGTTTGTTCTTCCAGCCTGTTGTTAAGACAATGCCTATTGAGGGTGATCTTGGCGCAGGTACTAACCTAGATGGCGAGAAGCGCATTGTGAATTGCATGGTTTACTTGCAAGACTCTCTCGGTGTCAAAGTAAACGATTATGACATTCCGTTCCGTACATTCGGTACAAGCGTATTAGGTCAGGCTTTAACGCCATTTACAGGCAAAAAAGAAATATACTTATTTGGTTGGTCAAAGACCGCACAAGTAACAATCACGCAAGACGTTCCAGCACCACTTACTTTGTTGGGTCTTAGCTTGGAGATGGAGATTTCATAATGGATCCGGTATCAGCAGCAGCGGCATCAGCAGCCACAACAGCAGGAACAACTGCTGCAACTGGCGCATATATGGCGGCAGGAGCGGGTGCAGCTCAGGCTTCAATGTTAGCCGCTCAAACAGCAGGATTTGGTTTAGCAGGTACAGCCTCTACCTTAGGTGCTTTAGGCGCGCCAGGAATGGCTGGAGCAGTATCAGGACTAAGCTCAATAGGCGCTGGTTTAGGATCGCTTGGCACAGTCATGTCATACGCATCTCTACCATTGACTATCTACTCAGGCGTACAGTCAGCTAAGGCTGAGGGTCGAGCTGCTGAGCTACAAGCTCAAGGTATGCAAGCACAATCATTCCAAGAAGGCTTGAAGGCTGAGGAAGAAGCTATCCTACGTCGTGAGCGTTTAATCAAAGCTCTTGCATCACAAAGCGCAGCAGGTGGTGCAGCGGGTGTCTCTGGCGGATCTGCTGAAGCACTCCAGTTGACTAGCTTACAAGACTTCGAGCGTGAGCAGCGTTCTGCTAACCTTATGAGCAGAACTCAACAAGATATCTATCGTCGCAAAATTGCTGGCACATTAGAGGCTGGCGGCATGGCTAAGCGTGGAGAGTTGCTAAGCACAGCAACTAAACTAACGGAGATTGGCTAATGGCTCGTTTTGAACGTAGAGCAACACTGTCAAGCATTGCTAATCCTGAGACAGAAAGAGCGAAAGCCACTCAACGCCTAGCTGAGTCATTTCGTACAGCAGGTGAGCTTGGTCGTGTAACCTATGAGCGTCAACGAGTAGAACAAGCAAAAATTGATGCAGCAGAGCAGGAATTTGTACCTGGTGCGCCATTAGGCAATTTATCTCCCGCAACCTCTTACGGTCGTGCATTTAACCAAGCTAACGAAGCTGGCTACATTGCTGCGACTAAGAATGCGTATATGGATCGCATTGATCAGTTGTCTCGTGAGTATGCGTCTGACCCTGAAGGCTTTACTCAGATGACCGACTCTTATCGTCAGTCAATGATCGATAACCTTCCGCCTGAAATTCGCACACAAGTTGCTTTTGACTTCGACCAGACTCGTAACTCAAATCTGTTCTCTATCCGTGATACAGCGGCTAAGAATGCTATTGCAGCTACTACGGCTGAATTAGACCGTACTGGTGATATATACCTTGGAGAGGTCGCTAAAGGCGCTAGGAAAAGCGATCAGAAATACCTAGCCTACCAGAGCGAAGAATACAGAAAGAACATCATAGAGCCTCTCATCGCCAATGGCATGGAGAAAGAGGCTAATGTTGCATTAGCTAATCTTCAGAATGCGATTATCGAGAATACTTATCTCGGTGAGTATGAGCGTGCAGAACAAGCTGGCACTGGAGCGCAGTTCATTACTGACTTCATGACCAAGCCACCTGCGGGCTTATCTCTTGATGAAGTAGACGCTCTATCTACCAAGATGACCACGCTGAACAAGCGTTATCGTACTCTTGAGGCGGCTAAACAAGCCGATATGACCACTGAGCAAGAGCTTCAGGTCTCTAAAGATCTAGCATCAATCCAGTCAGGTCGTCTTACTGGTCAGTCAGGAATTGATAAATTAGACGGCTATCTCAAGAAAGGTTGGATTACTCGCAGCACGCACACTTCTAACTTGGCTGCAATGCAAAAAGCTGAGGATGAGTTACTTGCTAAACAGCGTCAATATCAGCAGGTATCGCAGAATATCGCTACTGGTAACGGTGCATTTGTTGAACAGAAAGACGCAGATGAGTATTACGAAAAGCATTACGCTCCTAAAGTAGCGGCGGTTGATCCTGTTACCCGTAAAGAAGCGGATATTAATCTTGTGCGTAACTTGAAGAAAGTTCCCGCAAAGATGAAAACAGATCTGAATGCGTTGGTTGCTTCTCAGAATCCTGACAACATTGCTCTAGCGGCACAGTACGCAGATGGCATGGATGACATTCCTGGTCTATTGGATTCTACCTTTGACAAGAATCAGCAAGCGATGATGGAGACTGTGGTATCTCTATTGCCTAACATGAAGCCTAATGAGGCAGTTCAGTTAGCACAAAAGATCACAGATCCTCGTGACAAAGCGCGTATCGATGCAATCTCTGAGCAACTGAAAGAGCGTAAGTACGAGGATTATCAGTCAGAAGTTAAAGATGAGATGGACGGATGGTTGTGGTTTGGTCCAGATGTCAAGTCATTCAACCAAGACCAGATGACTTCTGAATACAAATCTACTTATGACGGGTTCCGTAAATCAGGCTTAGAGCATGAAGCGGCTAAGAAGAAAGCGGTTAAGACTCTCCAGCGTAACTGGAAAGAGTTTAACGGCTACATCATGCGTTACTCTCCTGCCGACTTCTATGCGGTAAATGGTGAGACTGACTACATCATGAAGCAGCTTGTGAAGGATGTGGCGACTGAGACGGTAGGCGCTACTCCTATTCCAAAGAACAAGCTATTCCTTGTGTCGGATGAAGTGACCTCTCGTGAGGCTTCTACTGGCAAACCTTCTTATCGTGTGTTCTACGAGACAGAAGATGGTGGCGTAGTTCCTATGATTGGTTTCCGTTGGACTCCTGATATTCAGGGTGAAAAGAAGCGTATCGAAGAAAAGAATCGTCGCCTTCTACAGCGTACCGAAGAAGAAAAACAACTAGATCAAGTGCTTGAAAGTGAAGCGCTGATAAACATCAAGTGAGTAAGTAATGCCGTTCATTGAGGATAAAGATCAACAAGTCCAATTTGACCGCCTGATTGACTACTCAACAGAGGTAGAGCCAGGTGAGCCAGATTATACGTTCCGTGAGCGTGTACGGGCTGCTTTTGCCATTGATAACACTATCGGCTCTCTGATTGCTCGTGAGTCTGGTCTGCCTGATGGCACAAGAACTACAGATTATGACGCATGGGCTGATCTGACAGACGATGAGCGTTTGGATGAGGCATTCATCAACAACATTACTTACGTTGATAACCGTCAAGAATTAGACGCTGTACGTCGTCAACGCGATAAAGAATTGAAGAATCGTGAAATCCTGCAAGAGGGTGGCTTATTGCCTTCTTTAGCTGTGGGATTGGTTGATCCGATTAATATCCTGTTACCTGGTTCTGTTGCCTACAAGACGTATAAGACCGGAAGTAAAATCCTAGATGGCGCTTTAGCGACGGGTTCTGCTGGCGCTTTAGCGGCTACTGCAACTGAGACGGCTCTCCATGCTACACAAATGGAGCGTACATTCAGTGAGTCAGCCTTAAACGTCTCTACGGCTACCTTCTTGAGCGGCGCATTGGGCGCAGCGCCAGGTGTCTTTAACGAATTAGTTTCTAAGTCTCAGCTAGACGAGATTGACAAGACGCTAGATCCTGAGCGTATAGTCCGTGAGGGTGGTAATCCTGCAATGGCAGATCACTCTATCGGTGCTGCTGAGGTGGATAACGATGCACAGGTTCGTGGCAAAGTCGCCAAGATGTTTGTTAAGGGTCTAGGTTTTGATCCTCTATCTCGCACCATTACCTCAGATGCTTCAGCTACCCGTAAAGCGGTAAACGCTTTGGCTGAGAATCCTATCGACATGGATCGCCCTGTCGGCACTTCTGTCGAGTCAATGATTAAGGCTTACGATGGTAGATACTTCGAGGCAGCATCCGATTCCGCAATGTTCTTCAAGGAATACAAGAAGTCAGGCGGCACATTGAATAATCGCCAGTTCCGTGAGGAAGTTGGTCGTGCCATGCGTAATGGGTCAGATAATACTTACATCCAACAAGCGGCTGATTCATGGCGCACAAAGCTCTATGAGCCTTTGAAGGATGAATCTGTGAAGATGGGTCTACTTCCTGAAGATGTTGATGTAACAACGGCTGAGAGCTATCTGAACCGTATCTGGAACAAAGAGAAGCTGGCTGCAAATAGCGGTGAGTTCATCTCTGTAACCAAGAAGTGGCTTGATGACCAGCTTGAAGTCAAAGTTGCTAAGAAAGCAGATATTCAGCGTTTAGATAAGGTTATTGCTGAGACAGAGAAAACTGAGACAACACTAACAAATCAACGCAGCACACTAGAAAAGAACATTAAAGATGCTGAAAAGCAGTTAGATGAGGTTCGCCGCCAACAGCAGCGTGGAATGGAGCGAGGCATTGGCATTAAAGAACAAGTTAGCGGCAAGCTAGATCAACTGAATGCCCAAAAGAAAAAGCTAACTGATAGCCTTGAAGATGCAAAACGTGGCACAAAAGGTCAGATTCGCCAGAAGATCAAAGGAATTAATGCACAAATTCGCGAAGAAAAGGCTCGTGTACGCCCTTTACTAAAAGGCAAGCGTGGTCAAAAACGTGAACTTGGCTCTGAGCAAGCATCACTGCGTAATCGTTCTAATGCTTTGCAAGACAGAATCTCAGGTTATAAAGCAAAAATTGCTGACTTAGATACTCGTATTGAGAAATTATCTGATCAAAAGCTCCAATCTACCAAAGATATCGAGGCTGTGATCAAGGATTTCCCTAGCAAGATCGCTAATGAAGTCCGCTCAATGATCAAAGCTCGTGAGGGCGTTGAGGCTAAAAGCATGACCCGTACGTTAAAACGTGCGATTGCTCGTATCCAGAAAGCAGGATATGAGGATATTGAGCCTGTAGACAATGAGGCACTCGCTAGAGAGATTCTAGGGCGCATTATGAGCACTCCAGATGGTCGCCTACCCTATGACTACAAGATGGGTGAAAACTCCGCTAAGGGCATGGCAGGTCCAGAGAAGGGTGTATTCAAGAAGCGTTCATTCCTGATCCCAGATTCTATGGTGGAACAATTCCTAGAAAATGACATTGAACTTCTTGGTGGACGCTATCTCAAGCAAATGGCTCCTGATATTGAGCTGACTCGTCGCTTCGGTGATGTCGAGATGAAGAACGAAATCAAAAACATCGAGCAAGACTATATCGAGAAGATGGCTGGCGCTAAGACTGAGAAAGAGCGTCTCAAGCTAAATAAACAGAAAGATTCCGATATTCGTGATATTGCAGCAATGCGTGACCGTATGCGTGGTACTTATGGTCAAGTTGATTTCGATAATCCGTGGGTTCGCGCTGGTCGCGTTGCTCGTGACCTTAACTATATGCGCCTGTTGGGTGGTGTGGTTGCTGCTTCGATTCCGGACATAGGTCGTGTAATCGCTGCTGAGGGTATCGTAAATACCTTCCGTTATGGCTTGAAACCTTTGATTGCTAACCTGAGAGAGTTCCGTGTAGCGGCTCGTGAGGCTAAATTATACGGTGTAGGTACAGACGCTCTCATGGGCGGTCGTGCTGAGATCATCGCTGATGTGGCTGATTATGCTCGCGGTGGTACTAAGTTCGAGCGTGGTGTTCGTGCAGCGGCTACCAAGTTCTCGTCAATCAACTTGATGAACTTCTGGACAGGTGGCATTAAGCAGTTGCACGCTGTAGTTACTCAGACTCGTGTTGCTAATGATCTACTCAAGGGCAAATACGACAAGCGCTTGGGTCAGTTGGGTATTAACGAGGCTGATTCTAAGAATATCGCAGGTCAGCTCAAGAAATACGCCAAAGAGATTGATGGCGTATGGGTTTGGAATACTCGTGATTGGGATAACCAAGATCTCGCAATGATGTGGGGCGCAGCTCTCCGTAAAGAATCTGATCGCGTCATCATCGTACCTGGTCAAGAAAAGCCTTTATTCATGTCTAGCGAGATGGGTAAGACCATATTCCAATTCAAATCTTTCATGTTCTCAGCGACTCAGCGAGTTCTGATTTCTAACATCCAAGCACAGGACAAGCATTACAT